TCAAAATGATACGTGTGAGCTGACTCGTTAAATATGAATTTGGGATCCTTGAATATGTCTAGCTTTCTCTGGTAGTCTTCTTTTACTTTCTCTATATTATCCAAATCCAAAATAGCTTATCAAAAAATTCCACTTAACAACCAACAATATAATTCCAACCACCTCTAGAATAAATCTAAATATCCATATCCATGAAAGGTATCGGAAAAAGAAATAATATACAACCAAATAAGAATCCCCATTTGTTTCTGGGATTGGCTTAAGGACTGGTGTAATTACCTCCTGGAGATTTAGTTTGGTAAGATAATCATTTACTCCTTTAAGCTCTTCAAAAACGTATGCAGGCCTAGCATCTACCGGAAACTCACGAGACATTGTAACCTCGGGTGGTAAATTAACCACAGTATAAATTCTTCTAAACCAATCATATCTAAGTCTAAGCCTTGTCCAAAAGGGGGAATTCATGCTTTCCTCTTTCACGGTAGACCTATACTGCGAATAGATTCTCAGCTCCTTGAGAACTTTGAAAATTCTAAATATTGCTAATATATTCCACATCACTTAAAATCAGATTTTCCCATTGCATCCTCCATTTTCTTACGAATTTTGGTCCTGGCCCTACGTATTCTAGTAGCAATAGATCTCTTTTTAATATTGTACTTGTCTGCGATATCTTTGTATTTCATACCATTAATCTCGCGATCAATCATTATATCCCTATAGATATCAGGAAGTTCCTTTATCTCATCAATAACTTGCTCATACACGTCATCAATATCATTTCCGCCACATAAAAATTCCCAAAGAGGATCATCCTCTATATCATACGATGGATTTTTTTCCTCGGCCTTTGCTGAGGTGTATTCCATTTCTTCGGATGTCTGAGAAATATACCTTTTCCTACTTTTTAGAAGCAGAAGAGATTCATTTCTAGCAATATTATAACACCACGTTGAAAAATTACCCCTGCTGCTGTCATACTGGTCAATCTTCTGCCAGACCTTTGACATTGCATTCAAAAAGGCATCTTCTGCCAATTCAAAATCTTTAAGAATCCCGTAACAATGATTTAATACCCCTGGTTTTACTCTTTCGTAGAGAGGTCTGAACTCTCTTTCGCCCCTGGTCTGAATGAAGCTTTCAGCCAAGACTTGTATATTTTTTTCTTTTGCCATTTTTCCCCTTTGTAATTTCCCTTTTTAACCTCCTATTTATTATTTAACCTAACAAGCTCAATACCGGCGTCAAATAAAAACTTGAGTGATTCAAGTTTTCTATATAACTCCTTAAATACTAACCTTTTTATTCCGCTCTGTATAATCAGTTTAGAGCATTCAAAACACGGAGAGACCGTAACATAAAGTGTAGATCCGTCCGAGCTTTGTGTGCTCTTGGCCAATTTAGTAATTGCATTAGCTTCTGCATGGAGTACATGTGGAAGCGTTACGTGGGAAGCATCTTCGCAAATATTAGGAAATCCAGTAGGAGCTCCGTTATACCCGTCAGAGATGATTGACTTATCCTTTACTATTAAGCTACCTACCTTCATTCGCTCACAGTAAGAATTTGTTGCCCACACCTTTGCCATTTCTAGATAGACCCTGTCCATCTTCCTATCCTTTAAAGAATAAAAGGTTTCGCTTATTTCATCAAAATTGTTTTCTGAGGTTGCAACTTTGTTAAGAGAGGGTTTGGCAATCCAATAATCCCCTTGTGCTGAAGACTCTTGCGAAAAGAATAATTCAGAATTTATAAACGTTTCTTCCATGGACAGTTCCGGCTTAAAAAGGTAGTTGTGAAACAAATATAAGATTTCCCGGCGTTGGGAAAAAATGAACTTATAAACAATTGTTAGAAATTGTTGGAGTTTGGCCTAAAAGGCACATCATTGGCAATTGTTAGAGGAGATCTTAATGCCTGGTATATAGCTGCTAAAAGTCCTTTCATCTCTTTTATGTCAGACGATGACATAGAAGAATCCCCGCTAGCATTAGAACTAGAAGACGAACCTCTTGTCTTCTTTGGCTCTTTAACTGCAGTTACTTTTTGCTCAACGGGTTTGGAAGTGGAATTTCCAGACATTCCTTTTATGGAAGCAACGCTTTCTTGTATCTGTGACTTGATGTTTTCAGCGTCAGATTTAAGCTGGTTAATTGGATTCTTTTCCTTTAACTCTGCAACACTGCTTTGAAGGTTTGCTTTTCCCTTAGCCTTAGCTTCTTCTAATTTTTCCTTAGCTTTGCTAGTTACTCCAGACAAAAAATCCTTAAACTTACCAGATTTTTCCTTTTTGTCCTCCTCTTTTAAATCTGGGGTTTCCTTAACTTCCTTCACCTGGCTCAATTCAGGAGTGTTCTTTGTAACACTAGCTTCTTTTGGTATTACGGGTTCACTAAGTTTTTTAAGATCAGCAGGACTAAATGTCTCTCTGGTTTCTAGTTCATAACCTTGTTGGGACCTAAACCAATCTAGCTCCTCCTGTAATTCTACAGGATCTGAAAAAAATTCAGGATCCTCAGCCAATAGTTCCTGGCGATAAGCTTCTACCTCTTCTTCGGTTGGACCAGTCCTTCTTACACGACCTAGTTTTTCGTTTTTTGCCCTTTCCTCCTCAAGTAGCATCTCCATCAGTTGCTCTTCTTTGGTTCTTACCTTGTCCCCTGATTTCAATTCTACCAATTCAGGTCCCTTCTCACCAACAACTGCTATACCGCTACTCTCTACAGTTCCACCATCTGCCAAACCAGGTATGCGGGAAGCTGCATTAGATACTATCCCTTTTATAGAATTACCACCTAATATGGATTTGAAATCTGGCATATTACCAGCTTTTACTTGAGCTATCTGTTGTGGGACTTTACCAAGAAAATTTGAAACAGAGCCAGAAAAGGATTGAGATATCTTATCAGTTAAACCGTTAAGTATTTGATCGTTTTGGTCAGCAATTGTTTTGGAAAGGGATTTTGTAAAACCCTCAAATACTCCCTTCAGATCGCCATCTCCCAAAGAATTTCCCTTCCTCACCTCAGCAATAAGATTCTTCACCTCATTTGATGAATCGGTATTTGCTTGGGTAGAAGCTTTTAGTTCCTGGTAAAGGGAATCAAAGTTGCTACTTAGATTACTAAGTTCTTTAAGTAGTTTATTAGAATCAGCCACAGAGGGATATTTTATTTCCAATTATATATCCCAGAAAACTAAAATCACTTACTAAAGCTAAAGACCTCCGTCTGTCCGCTATCTTCTAGATTTTTCTTGTTTTGTTTTTCTACAGCATCATTTAGCTTATCAAGCCAAATTTGATATTCATAAAAAGGAATGGATTCTATCCAAGCTGGATCGAGTCCATGCTCTTTCCACATTCTAAATTTAAGATCAAAATAATTCTCTAAAGATATCTGAAATAACGAAAAGAGATCTGAACCCGGAGGGAAAGTAGATTGGGGCGGTGACCTCCCCATCACCGCAAGCGTCACACCTGACTTTAATTTTTAGGTTAGTACCAATCTTTATCCTTTCAGCAAGCTCAAAGTATGCAGAAAACTCCTCCTTGGTCCATTCCTCCGAAGAAGTTATCATGGCTTCCTTGATTTTAAAATAGTCAAGACCTCGCCACTCTTCTAAATAAAATGGTGCAATCTTAATGAAGCTTTGATCTACCTCATCCCCTTTCTTTACAGCATCTCTTACAAAGGAAGATATAGCTTTGGTCACTCCTATAGAGGGAGGAGACATCTTAATTGTTTTACCAATCCTTTTAATAGGAAAGATAAAACATCTTTCAGAGTGCGAATAGAATTTCGTAAGCTCCTCAAGAATTTCATAGTTACTTAAAACGCCGGTCCTAAGTTCGATACCTTCCATCCCATCACATCCTCTAGTGCTACATCCGCCCTCTGGACTAACAATGATCCGATTCTCACCTTTGACAAAAGTTAAATCCCTTATTGCCATAATTATAAAAAACCTATCTTCCTGCTTGAGATCTTTGTAAGAAACAACACCCTCGCCAAATTTAATACGACAGCAAGAGTCCAATATAAAGTTTAACTTATCATCTATATCGAGCATATCGTCCTCATCAATCGTTGAGAATTGTCTGATTTCTTTAACCTCAGCAGGTCTGATCGCTATCCTAGAGCCATCTGGATAAAAAAGACCTTTTGAAGGAAGCATGCCAACTGGTAAATTTTTCCAACCAAGCTCTAATGGCTTTGTTTCTTCAGGTTCAATAGAAGGAGTTTGCTGATTGTTTGGTGTAGATTCCTTTACTGTTTCGTTGTACACGTTATCAGAAAGATCAGTATCTAAATTCAACCCGCTAGGGTCATCATAAACAATTCCACCAGCGATCTCTTTTTCTCTTAGTATTTCTTCGGGCGATAGATTTTTATCCGACATGTTCACAATTTTCTTTATATACCACAAGGGTACAAAAACCATAAATTATAGAAAATAGAAGGAATTAAGTTCCGATTATAAGAACAGATCGTTCCAGTAATCAGACTTCCAAGTTGTAGAAATGGTGTAAAGAGCGTCTCCAGAATCATAAGATAGTGGCATCGGATTGATAGCTTCAACCAGGAAGCAATTATTCAAAGTAATTCTTCTAAACACATCACCCTGTTTATTAAATATAGAAACCACCATAGAACCAACATAATCCCTTTTCAGACCCATAGCCCCAGTGAGTGGGTTGTAAATCAGATCTGACCATTGTCTTAAGATTTTATAAAGGGTCATAGAATTGTCGTCATCAAGGTTTACTTCAAAATCCATAGTAAACTGAACATCCGAAGTTGAAGGCTCACCTCCAGCATACCTTCTCTCAGCAAACTTGTAGTATTGTGTAACCGCATCTGCAGGCTGTAGATCTACTTGCAAAGCAGAAATGTTCTTTACCTGTTGTGTAAGGATGTTTTCCCCCTTGAAGGTAGTGTTCGCTAGATTTATACCATTTGGAGGAGTAATCAAGACTTCAAACTGGTTTAAGAAAACCGGCTCGTAGTTATTTCTTGCTGCCTTTGAATTATTAAAATGTGGTAAACCTGCCATCTACTTTTTTTATTTTATAAGAAAAGATCATCCCAGTAATCAACCGCCCAAACCATGCTGATCTCGTACAGAGTACTTCCGTCGATGTATGTTAATTCCATTGGGTCGATTGCTTTTAGCGGGAAGCAATCTTTTAAAGTAATCCTTCTAAAAACTTCTCCATTTTTGTTAAAGACAGAAACTACAATTGTTCCGGTATAATCTGCCTTGATACCTTGTGCACCGGTTAGTGGATTGTATATTAAATCCGTCCACTGCCTAAGTGTTTTAAAAACATACATGGAGTTAGCATCATCAAGGTTGACAGTGAATTTCAATCCAAGGTCAAGAGTAGTTGTGTCGGGCTTACCTCCAGCATAATTCCTTTTGGCAAACTTGTACTTCTGTGCAACGAAATTTGGGTTTTTATCAACCTCTAATCCATCAACAGAAATCACGTGCTCAAGAAGAACCGGACCACCAGCAACTGCTGCGGGAGGTATAACGTTTACCTCAAATTGATTGAGGAAAACCGGTTCAAACTTATTTACCGAGTTTATTGAGTTCTGATAATGGGGTAAACCAGCCATTTAGTTCTATCCTTTTTTTATATTTATCCGAATTTTCTATTTTGTCAAATTAAGCAAATTGGATAAAGCCTCCAGCAGCGATACCACCAGTTCTAGTAACAGTAATTCTGTTAATGAACTTCTGGATACCTCTAGCAGGTTCTATAATCACATCAATTATACCAATGTTCTGGTCGATGATTGACGGAGGATTGTTTGAAGAATCCATAATTACCTGATAAGCATAAATACCACCACCGGCTCTAACTCCATCGAGATAATTATCTACCAGAGTCTTAATCTCTAGCCTAATTGAATCCTCGTTGAAGTCGAATAGGTAGTTAGCCATGATTTCTTCAACATCGTTCTCTACACTTATGAGAAGGTCCCTAACGTGTACAAGATTAAATGCTGAGTTAACTGTTTGGTATGCTGTTTGGTTTCCAAACACAACCACGCCAAGGCCTCTCTTCTTAATAATAGGGTTAAGACCTACTGGCTCTAACCAGCCTCTATCTGTGTCGGTAAAGTCATATTCAAGCCCTACTAAGTTTTGTCCCGAAATGACCCCTCTTTTCTGACCAGCAATAATGCTGTAAGGCTCACCATTAGCAAACTTCCTCACAAAGTTGTTAGAGATGTAAGCTGCTGGAGGTACGTTTATATTTCTATTGTTTTCCCTTAATGTCAAATAAGGAGTATAGAAAGCTGCGTACTTAGCACCCTGATCCTCCGTTGGTAAACTGAATGTGTAAGAAGGATTCAGAGAAAGGTTACCACCTTCTGCAATGTATTGTGCTTTCAGCGATGGATATGGGTTAGTTTGTGTAGGTGCATCTGTAAACCTAGGATCTGTTGATGCCCTAAACTGACTCATAGAAGGAGCATTGATAAGGGCCAAAGCCTTTTGTCTCATCATTGCAAGTTTACTTAACTGGTATTTTGAGTTAGGTAGGATTTGACCGCTAAACGTATCTACAATGTATCTGAAGGAGATAACATCCTTAGCAGCAAGGGTTGCTGCAATGTTTGTATTGTACATTACATCAAGCAATTCAGAAACTCTAGCATCAGTTCCATTTGGCCTATGAGAATCTCTCATGGTAAATCCTTGCAGGTAAGTAAAATCAAAAGACCTTGTAAATTGAGGTATTGATTTAAACTTCTGTACTTGGATTGGGCTTCCAGCATAGTAGTAAACTGGCCTAGCAGTAGTCACCTGAACTACATTAGCAGTAGTAGTTTGAGCGACTGCAGTTACCTTTGTCAATCTGTTTTGTCTATTACTTCCGACCGTTTCACAAATATCAAGATCCGTAGATACTACCAAATCACCAACTGATATAGGGGATGAAGGAGTAGATGATATTGTAAAGTTTGTAGGATCAATTTGGGTTACCACGCTAATAAACTGGTTGATCGATCCAACCGATGAAATAATATCAGTTCTATCAGAACTTACAGGAGCACCAATATTGTCAGATGCATACACAGTACCAAATGCAGGGTAGTTTGTTAACTGGTCTGGGCTTTGTCTAGAGATATTATTAAAGGTTCTAGCATAAGAAACTTGGTATTGATCTCTATCAACAGTAGATTGGTATGAAAGGTAGTTAACAGAACTTCCTGTGTCATTTAACCAAATCTGATCTCCGTCTTCCAATTCACCATATAAAAGGTCTTGGTAGAAGTTTGTAGAAAGTTGGCCAGTAAGTACATTATTAGGGGTTCCTGCTGTACCTCCGGTTGCTGGATTAACCTGAGTTATATCAAGAAAATCTGAAGCAACGAATTGGTAATATCCGGTAGCACCAATGTAAGGGGATGCAGTAGCACCAACCATATCTGAATAAGGTACTACAGATACGCCTTGAGCTGCATATGAAGTAGTATCGAGCGGGTGTGTCCAGGTAAATAATAGATTTCCAGAAGTTTGTGTTATTCCGGCAATCCTTAGTTTAACAAGATCTCCCTCAGAGAATTGATTTATAAGGGAACCAGTTAAACCACTTAGTCCGGTCACTTTACCCAAGATGTATGGGCTGCTTGTGGCAGAAGGAGTTGCAAACTCTCTAAGTTCAGTTTTCTGCGTTGAAGTTAAGGTTCCAGCAGTACCTCCTTTAGTTACGAGGTAGTGTAAACCACCATACTTAAGACTTGAATCATAAGCATCAAACTCAGAAGCTTCAACACCAGCAGTAGCACCAGTTGCAGAATAGTAGCTAAATAAAGATCCAGTTCTGATAGAATCTGGGGTAGATCCAGAAGGACCAGTAGCGTTGTCTACTAAGGTGTTAGTATTCTTTGTGTATAGGTAATCAGCAGTTAAGTTCTGATCATAGCTCAAGAAATTTAATCTTGCATCAACTATATCTCTATCAGCAGTAAGCTCATCAATTAAGTGGTGCCCAACAAGATCGATCTTATATGGATTAGTACAGATATCATCCATAGCATCCTCATCAACTGCACAGAATAGACCTGTAGAAGGTGTATTGTTGTTTATGAGGGTTTGGATATACTGGTTATTTCCATTCAAATCCACGAAATCTGGGATTAAACACCCTGTAGTAGATGTTAAAATGTTTACATCTGGCTGCGAAAGGAAGTTGTTAATCTGACTTTTTATAAAACCATTCCTGGTAAAGTAAGAACTCCATTTAGGATCTAACGAGAGTGTCTCATAATCGGTCCAATCACCAGATACTGATATTACGTCTATGAAGTAATCAGAGATATAATCATAAGGATGCATAAAACTTGGAACGTTGTCTGCTCCATACCAATCAAGTGCAAAAACATCAAAACCTTGTAATGGTGGGTTAGCATCGGTAGATTTCCTAACGATGACACTTAAAGCTTCCTTTCCAAGATTAACTAGGTTGAATAATCTACCAGTGTCGACCGCTGAAAGGGTTGCTAAGAAATAGTTAGTGTCGGCAAACCAAAATCTCTCTTTATTATAGAAGGACGAATACAATCTTGAAGTCAATACACCATTAGATTGCTCAGTATCAATAGAATATCCAAAATAATTTACCACGTCAGCAGTTGGGCTGTCAACGTTATCATTTAAGCTTAAGAGGTTAAGTGCGAACACCGGGCCAGTATTTAAACAAGCGAATATTGATCTGTGGAAGTATGATCCTTTAGCCTCTAATGTTTTATCTATTTCTCCAAAAACTGCTACTGCTGTAGTTACATCCGGTAAATACACAGGAGCATTAAAAGGTCCTTTATTAGAAAATCCCACCACCAGTCGGATAGTCTGTGACGTTAGAATTACATTTTCCGATGCGTCAAATTCCAGCGTATAGACTCCTGATGCTTTAAATTGGGATAAATCCAGTTTGATTTTCTTTGCCATTATTGTACAAGAGATATTTTTGCCTACTATATATCTAAACCGAAACGAGCATTTTTGTATGCTCCTCGGATAGTAATACTATATATCAAGGCTTGTAAACTTATTAGAGCAATTGGCTGAAAGAACTATAGAATCCTCCCTCTTTTGTGACATCGCCTTCCCCGCTCATTTCTTCTAGCTTAATATCAATCAAATCTCTATAAGCGGATTCACCAAGATCATCATACAATTCACCAACAAGCTCATAAAAATCAGAAGACTCAAACATCCCAGATAAATTAACTATACTCATAGCCACGTCATCATGACCCGATTGACTAGAATAAGTTCCCCTACCATTAAGACCAAAAGAAAATAATTCAGGTATAGTCCAAGAAGACTCGTTTACTATTACCCTATTTAGTCTCATCTGAGATCTAAGAATCTCACAATATTTCATCTTATTCTTCTCGTTATACTTAATACCAGGTTTTCTCATCCTTGCGGATTCTGTGTGTTTAGTATGTACGAAGATTTCCATAGGAAATTCGTCATTGCTTGTTAGTTTATCAATCAGCAGCTCTCCCTTAAAGTTTATTTCCAATAAAACCCTTACGTTCTCCGGGTTAAACAACTTTACTACTACAGATTCCAGAATCTTTTTGAAATCCTCAACTTCTATTTCATTGTCCCTATAAATACCAACCTGCAAAAGGCCGAAGAAATCAGATTCATCCTGGAAATCGTCCATAACTTCTATGACTTTTTTTGGCAACGGAACTACTTTGAAAATATTAAGTACAGTGAAATC